GCAAATGCGTTTGCTTGGTCAACGACCATAGTGATCTGGTCATCTGCCAAGTCTTGAGTATTAACTACAGAACCTCTTGTGTATGAGGATACTGTAATTGTTGGTTCTTTGATAATATTAACCGTGTCGCCAAAGTTCTCAATTTCACCAGCATAGTCTGTATTAGTTATATCTTCTACAACCGATGCTCTGCGAAAGAATTTAAGAACTTTTTGGCTAAAAATAGACGGTGTAAAATTACCACTAGGCAGGTTTGCATAACCTGCAGCTGTGTCAAAAGCCATCGCTTTTCTCCTTAAAAGTTGTTAAAATTAAATTATTACGATGCAAGATCTATTCTTCCTTCTGCTCGTGCTTTATCAATTTCAGCTTCTACCTTTTCAAATTCCCAAGATTTTAACTTAGCAATTTCAGATGCCCTCCAAACTTTTTTATCAGACCCTTGTGAAGTTATATCTCTTGCTTTTTGAGATTTAACAGCAATTGCCGATAAACTTTTTTGAGAGGACTCAACCTTTTTTGATATGCCCATATCTACTTTATATAAATCAACAACACGTGATGCTAATTTAGCATCTGTATTATTTTTAAATATTCCGTCTGATATAGACTTTGGTTGTTCTTCTAACCAATTTAAAAACTTTTCATCCTTTCTAATCTTATTAAAGTCAGGATGTAAATTTAAAAGTTCGGTATAAGCACTTTGCACTTTTAAATTTTTCTCTCGGCTTTTAATAACTTCAAGTTCAGACTTTAATTCCTTTGCTTGTTTTTCAGCTTGCATAGTTGCAATTGTCTGAACAACATCGTATACGTCAGGATATTGAGTTTTAAACTCGTCTAGTTCTTCAGGACTTTTTGGAAGACTAATACCAGAATCTTGTGCCACTTGCATAGCTTCATCTAGTTTTTTCTTTTCTTCTGCATGTTCTTTCAACTTTTGATCATAGTGTCGTTTTAAATCATCATAACGTTTTTTGTAATCATGATCTGCTGTAGCAACAGGCTTTTCTGTTTCTACAAAACTTTCACTAGTTTCTTCTGTTTCTACAACTTTAGAAGTTTCTTCTTTTGCTTCCTGTTGAACTTCGTCTGTACTATTGTCTTCATCATCAGCCCAAACATCTTCACGATATTGCCCTCTGTATAAAGACTTGTCATTTACTGTACCAAAAGAATCATTTGGTTTGTTGGATCTCGCTCCTCGTACTTTTTTTGCCATTATTTTCTCCTTCTTTACAGTGCCACATGGCTGTGGGTGGCTGCTTCGGTTATATCAGGGCTATACGTTAGTGTATAGGTAGCTGACAGTTAATTTACGGAAACTCTTTCGTCATAAATCTTCCGTAAAAAGTGTGTCCTTCATCATCTAATAACGGAGCTAAAAATGGGGATTTATCATGCCATGAAGATCCTTTAGTTCCGGGTTTCTTGTAATACAAGATATGTGAAGGTAATCTGTATGTTTCTAAATCAGGTTCTGTATCCAAAGTATTTACTGCAGCTGTGTAAATTTTTCCCAAAGCATTTGGAGCTTTGCCTGATAAAATTTCTGATATTCTAGCTTGTAAGTATTTAGGTTCTAGACCATCAAATGCAACCATTTTACTGCCCTTTCCCCTACTAGTTCTTTGTAATAAAACATCTTTAATTGAATTTGTATTTTTAAATTCAAATTGTTGATCATTAACTCTATTAAGTATTACATCACCAATTTTTTGCATAGTTGGTAAGGATGCTGTTGATGCAACAGTTTCAGTTAAAAAAGCTAATGATAATGCTTCTTGATCAGTTAAACCTTGTATAAATTTATCACGTTCTGGTCTATTTCTTTTTCTACTATTAAAATCTTTTAACTTAGTTAAAAATTCGTTAGGGGGCATTTCATAGCCTGTTCCTTCGCTTTCAACTAAAGTACCATCTTGATAATTATTGTCATTTTTATTTTGTGGTATAGGAGGGTCGCCTAATTTATTTAGACGTTCTAAATTATCCATACCAATAATATCTACAAAATTAGGTGGTATAACAACTTCCCCTCTTGATATATTTATAGGAACTTTTCCACCTTCTTTATAATCTATATTAACGTTTTTTTGTTCTTTGTCAATAGCTTCAGCAAGTTCCATCATAGTACGTACATTTTTTTCGCCTATTTCGTCAGCTGCTGCATGCCTAATAATAAAAGAACCCTCTTCAACATCCATTGAAATATCATCTGCAACACCTTGAGCATCTGTATAATTTTCAGCAGGTCCTCCTACAAATCCACCTTCTTGAAATCCGTAACCCCCCTTATACCCTTTTCCTGCTTCTTGTCCTTTTTCTATAATATCTTTAAAACTTGTACCACTATCTGCAGGTTTAGGATCTTTATCCTCTTGTACTGGTGTTTGTTGTTGTGTGATTGTTTCTTGTATTGGTGTTTGTTGTTGTGTAATTGTTTCTTGCACTGGTGCTGGCTCTGTTGGAAAAATATCTGCAGTTACTGGATCTTGTTCTTGAACCCTAAGTATTTTATTTTTTAATTCATTACTAAGCGTTGAGTCTTGTATAGTTTTTTCAAAATTTAAATCAAAATCAGATTGTGTCATAGTTTCATCTCTTGATTTGTATTGTGATGATGCTTGTCCTAATGCTCCTGCACCTGCTCCTTTTGCTTCTAAATTTTGTAACCCTTTTATTATCGTATCTCGCTGTGCTTCATCGTATACCCCAGTAAGTTGAGGACCAAAAATTCCTGTGCTTAACCCTACAGGTTTACCATCGTACATTCCTATAGCAAATCCTTTTTCTCCTAATGCAGCTTTGGCCGCAATATTTTCTAGAGTTGAATGTACTTTTTTACCTGCAAATTTTGAAACTCCAGCTAAAGGTCCTAATATCATATTAAATCCTCCACCTAAGTCTGTCATTATAGGCTTGCCTGTCCCTATATTAAATTCAGTTTTTGGATCAAAATATGCCCCAGCTTTTCCTAAAACATAAGCTTGAACAGCTTCTGGTTTATTTTGTGCTGAAAAAATATTAAAAAAAGATGTAGTTTCTTTTTTTTCGGCAGGGGAAAAATCACCTTCCATAGATAAAGGCACAACTTCAGGTACTGCTTGTGCTTGTGTTGATACTGTCCCTTCAAAAATAGTTCCTTCAGGAACAATATCAGTGTCCTTAGAATCCGAACCTATTACTGGTTCATCAAATAATTGTGGAGCTTGTGTACTAAAAAAATCAAAATTACCTTTATACTTTCTACCTCTACTTAAAGAAGGTCTAGATAAGAATGGTGCGTTTGGCAGTGGAGTCATTTCTGCTGCAGCACTACCAGCAATTCCTGATAATTTACCTTGTATAAATCTTTCAACTAATTCAGTTGCCACTGTGTTTTGACCTCATTGTTGCTTCAAAATCAAGTTTCAACCCCTTGATCATTTCCAGTGAAGTTATCTTCCCCTGCAGTCGGTACACTTCCTGTTCCGATTGTGCCACCACCAGTGCCTTGAGCATCATTTGGATCTGCTCCTGCAGGTGGTCTTCCAGACTGTTCCACGCTTCCCTGTTGGTTACTAGTTGGCTGATTTTGTTGGCTTGCTTCTTGTTGAGCATTTTGTAGTCCTTTTAACATTTCTGCAAAAACTTGTGCTTCATTTACATCATTAACCAGACTATCTGGATCAATATCTTGTGCAATAGCAAGCTCTCGCATTAGGTTTGGTATTTTGATAAATGGGGCTAACATAGGATTAGATACTGTTTGCAACAATGTTGTAAGTCTTTGACTGCGAACTTCTTTTTGCATAACAGCAGAAACCCCACGTGGTTTTATTTCTAAGTCACCTTCAATGTCTGGAGCGTCTTTGTTAAACTGCATATTCCATTCAAAATACGCTTCACCTAAAGGTTTTAGTAAATGATCATCGATATTTTTTATAACGGTTTTAAGAGATAATGATGCACCTCCTAATAACATAGAAAGTCCAGAAGCAGTTCTTCCTGTTCCTGACACTCCAGTTTGTCCATGCATGATAGACGGCAATCCTGTTTCTTCATCTGCTAACTGTCTACTTATTTGGTACATCTGTAGATTTTCTCCTGCAGTGTTTGGAAACTTCAATCCATTGATTGCTGTTCCTGTAACTCCAGATTGTCTCCTAAATATTTTGCCCGGAAAGATATCCATGTTTTGTCCGGGAACTAAACTTGCTTCATCTACGTCAAATACAAGATTACCTGCAAGTGCTAAGTTATCAATAGCCATTCTAACATGACCATTCATTAGCATTTGTGCATCTTCCATATTCTCTGCTACACCTACACCCCATATTTGGTATGGATTAACTTCGTATGGAAATACTTGATATGGAATACGAGCAGGAGTAAAAGGATTTAAGACACATCGCAATATTTCGTTACCACCTACCCACACGTTAACTTGCACTTGATCTAATTCACTCATGCTTTCTGGTATTTCCATACCTACATCACGTGCAAATTTAGCATCTAATACTCCCCAATACTCAAGGACTTCATATCTACTTTCATTGTAATTTGCTTCTGTTTCATCCTGTCTTATAGTATCTTCATAATATTTATCTGTGTAGTTAGCTCCCATAGCTAAACAGTTTTCAATAGCTTCTTTTGAAAAGTGAGGATGACTCATTAGATTACGCATTTGTTGTCGATTCATCCTATGCCTTTGTATGACATATTCACAGTCTTCTATACTTGTTGCTGTTGGATCAGGATGAAAATCCCATATAGATACATGTTCTAATCTAGGAACAATTTTTTCGTAAGGTTTATATACTCTACCTTCAGGGGTTTTTTCCCATTTATGTATTCTTTTAAAAAAGTTAAATGGCCCTTTTACTATGCCTGTTCCTAACATTGAGGATTCAAAAATAGCATTTCGTAAAACATTTACAGCACTAGTATCAAGTAACTGGTCGTGTATATTTTTTTCTAAATTTAAAGCGGCTTTTTGAGCAGGACTTATTTGTGGTTCTCCAACAAGTGAAGGGCCTTCTGTCAACGGAGCATTTGGATACCTATCTTTTAGCCCCCCTAAAAAATCCATTTCTTTTGGGGTTGCTTCAGTAGCTCCCGGTGGTAAATCTCTACCATCTCCCTGAAATCCATAAGGATCACTTTCAGGTTGCACAAGTTGATCAATTGGTGTTGTTAGATGTGCAAACTCAGCAATCCCCTCTGGTATTGGGGATGGTTCAATTACTAATGGAAATTTTTTATTTGAAAAAAGTATGTCTACAATTTGACCATAAGCTGCAAGAACTTTTGTCTTTGTAATTTTTATAAAAACTTGAGAGCGTTCTGAATCTCTGTACTGTGTTGTTGTATCGTAGATTCCTCTAAAATTTTTATAAGATTGTAACCACGTTTTTTCAT